TATGTAGCACGCGGCTCGGTTTGGCAATTCCGATTGCAAGGGTGTCACATAAAAGTAGTTCAACTTGGGAATAGGCATAATATTGTGGCAGATAGATAATGGTTCCCAAAATCATTACTAGGACGCTACCAAAGAAATAGAGAGCGAAAGTAAGTAGGAAGTGTTCGATATCTGGATTGGTGACGTCGACAGATGGAAATTCGGGATGAAGTTCCACAAATTTACGAGCCATGGCACTGCTATAAAAGAGCAAGTAGACACCAAAAAGATTAGGGATGCTCCATAAAAAGAGATAGAAACGCTTGAGTAAGAGCGTTAGAAAAGTTTGGGTAAAGAAGCGGTTGTCAAGCAAGGACAGACTATCTTTAAAGGAAAGCTCTATCTCAGAAATTCTGTAAAGATTAATCGTGGTAAAGAGAGCGCCAGCTAGGATGATGGAACTTGTAAATCCAACGGCTATCGGAAAGAGAGCAGACTGGATTGTAATCCCTAGAAAACTCAAGAAGGACTGTTCAAGAATGCCTTCATCAAGTAGGGATAAAGGTCTGACAAAGCTCGATAGAATAAAGAGAATACTTGGTAATAAAAAGACAAGCAGCAAGCGAGGGTGCTCGGCTTGAAATTGTCTAGCCTGCTCGCGAACTTCTTTTAAATTAATTTTTGGGTACTTCATTCTTTCATTATACCATAAATAGTACACAGCTTGCTAATCCTTTGAAACCAGTGGACTTCTAGCGTGTTAAGCAAAAGTGAATACGAGATTGAATACGACTTTACTTTTAGCTGGAGCGGATGAAATCCATGAGCTGGTCAACGACTTCAACACGCTGATTATCATTGATGTGGGTATACATATCAAGGGTGATTTGAACATTATTGTGACCGAGTCTATCCGAAATGATTTTCGCTGTAACACCAGCTTCAAACAGAAGAGAAGCATGTGTATGCCTAAATCCGTGAGGCGAAATTTTTTTAAGTTCTTTGTGTTTACAAAAGAATCTGCTAAGCTTCACTTTCATAGTTGCGGCTAAAAGCCATCCCCCTATGTCATTCGTAAAAATATAATTCAAATCATGTTTGTAAGGCACACCAGCCTGGAAATATTCTTTTATTTGCTGTCGTTTCCAGAGTTTCAAAACATTCAGAGTTTCATCATCTAAGGTGATAACCCTCTTACTCCTTTTGGTTTTAGGATCCTGAACAGTTTGTTTTTTGCCAATCACGACAGCCGTGCGAGAAATGCTTAACCGTTTATTTTCAAAGTCAACATCTGACCACATGAGACCGATAGCTTCTCCAGTTCTCAAGCCAGAAAAAGCGAGTAAGTGAAAAAAAGTGTAGTCTACAGGCTTAAAATTTGCTTTGGAAACTTTAAGAAAATCCGTTAGTTCCTGCTTTGTATAGTAGTTTTCTTTGCCCTTTAAGGGTTTATTTTTAGGCTTGATAATCTTGTCTAAGGGATTTGACTTAATGATGTCAAGAGAAGTGGCATACTTGAAAATACGGCTAATAACAGAGTAGTAATTAGAATAGAGGACATAGCGATTGCTTAACTTTATAGCAACCTTCTGACAATAAGCGACACTGATCTGCTTAATCTTCATATCTGTGAAATATGAGTCAATCATAACATTAAGTTTTTTCTTAACGTTCTGATATGTTGTTGGTTTTACAGTACTTTTAAAGCTATCAAGCCATAACTCAGCGACTTCAGCGAAAGTAGGGTTCTGGAAATCCTCATTGTTTGAAAAACCATTTTCTTCAACATCTAAGAGAAGATCACGTTCGGCAGCCTTAGCCTCTTTAATGGTTTTAAAACCACGGCGTGTTGTACGTTTTTCTTTTCCAGTAGCTGGATCTATGCCCAGATATGTTTGAAAGAGGTATCTAGTTTCTCCTTTTTTTGTAATGTATTTTTTTATCATAAATTGTCCTTTCTTTTCGATTGCTTGCCCGCATAGTTGAAAAGGTGTAGAACTTATGATAAACTATAGTTGTATTTTTTTATCATCTTTTCCATTGCTTGCTATATGGAAGGTTGAATCCTCACACTCAAAGATGGCTGTCGGAGAGTGTGGGGATTTTTTTACATGTTTTGATTTTTTTTATTTTCACGCTTTAAGGTTAAATAACCGATAATATAACTTATAAAACCTGTAACCAGAAAGAACAATCCGAGAGGTGGAAATAAAAATAGGAAAATTGCACCTAAGACCATTAGCACAATGCCAGCTTCTTTATGGTCTTTGGGAGTGTGTTGCTTTTTACCGTTAGATGACAAAATAGATTGTTGTTTTTTTGTGACTACTTTTTTCTTTCTCTTTTTAGACGGTTTCAACAAATCCGAAAGACCAAACGTTGTCTTATGATAAACCTTGTTATACATGGCTTTCTTAGGATTCTTTATCCATCCCACACCTTTCTTCCCATATCCAGGGATAATAGCTTTTTTAGCTTGTCTTTTCCATTTGCTAGTAGTTCTAGCTTTGAGACTCTTTTTAAGACTCGGTGTTCTCATACCTATTTTCATAACTTTCTCCTTGTTTTTAGATTGTAGTATTTAAGTAATCAAACTCTGTAGGGACGTCAAGGCTCTTCAGAGCGTCTTAATAGAATCTTTTGTTATTCGGATTCTTTCGATAAGTGTTGTTGAATAATTAAGGCTACGTTGGCTTTTTCTTCTTCGGTCATAGGAGGTTCGTTTGGATCGTCTACCGAAAACTCGATAGCATGCCACTTATCATTGACTCTAATCCACTCTCTTCGTCTATGACATTTGCAGTCTAGGTTGTGTTTAATCACTTCCATTGGTCTGCTTTCACTACTCATATTATCCCTCTCTATACAAATCCACGACTTCACCGATAATTCGGAAGTCTGTGTCTGGTGTGATTGGCATGTCCTTGTATGCTGGATTTAGGCTATGTAAGTATGCTTGTTCTTTGTCAATGACAAGCTGCTTGATATAAGCATCACCGTTGTAGTTAAACACTCCGATAACACCATCATTTAAGTCCACGCTGGTCTGAATGAATACCAGGTCGCCGTCGTGATAGTCAGGTTCCATGGAGTCCCCTTTAATGGGGATGACAAAATCGGCATCGATATCTACTGGCAACTCAATCCGTTCCACTCGTACATCATTCAAGTACTGGCCTGTACCTGCAGAAGCTGGGTGGTCGTAGTAGTCATAACTATAGAGCTGAATAGCTTCCGATACTTCGTTTTCCTGCTCGTTCAGTTGCATCTTTGCATAATTCAGGACTTTTACTTGTCTTGGAGGGTTTAGTTCATCGTAGATTGATTGGATTTGGGAAGCATTAGAAGAGGAGTCGTTTTGAATTGGAGGGAAAAGGTCGTCAATCGAAATGTTAAAAGCATTTGCTAAGTCAAACATTGTATCCTTTTTAGGCGATCTAAAACCTTTCTCATAATTACCGATAGCATTTTTACTTATCCCTATCTTAGCCCCTAATTCTTGTTGAGTCCAACCATTTTGAAGCCTATATCGCTTTATATTTTCGCCTATTACAATGGCAATTTCTTCTTTATTCATGATGGAATCCTTTTTATTTTTCTATAAGTAAAGTATAACACAAAACCCACGAAAAGAAAACTTTTTTTACTTTTTCGTAAAAAAAGTATTGACAAGCCCACGAAACGTGTGCTATAATTAAATCAAGCTTAAGGAAATAACAAAAACACACCGGAGGGAAACACCATGAACACAGGACTTACAACACAAGAACAAATCGCACTAGCAAAAGAAATCTTACAAGTTAAGAATCGCAGAGAACGCTCATTGAAACTTGGAGAAATCCTAGATCGTGAAAAACTATCATCAGATGATATGTACGCATTGTACAACACACTACTAACAGCCATCAGAGTTTACGGCGATGTCATCGGATTTGACGACAAAGACTTTCAAGAAATGGCTCTTACAATCTTAGTTCTTGAAAAGGTTGAAGAAGCGAAAGAAACTAGGGTAGCGTAGAGGGGCGCGATTCCCCTCCTAGTTATTGCTCATAGAGCGAAAAAAGAGAAAGGAGTAGAAAAATGAGACCAAGACGATATCCGTATAGCGGGAAAAGAAAAAGCCTTGAAAGAGAACCTGTAAACAGCGTTGACATCAAGGCAGGTACTATTAAGTTAGATAGTTCAAGTATAACCTTTAGTAGCAGTAAGATTACTATTAAAGGTCAGTCCATTACTAGTGTGTAAGTTCCGTCTGGGCTGATGCATTGGAAATCAGCTTGGATGAATTTAGATAAGGAGGTAGGAACGTGCAAATTTATTTGTATCAACTAAGAAAAGAAAAAGGTATTACACAGAAAGAATTAGCTCAAAAGCTTGGAATTTCTGAAACAGCATATCGTCAGAAAGAGAAGGGACAACGTGCTTTTAAATCAGATGAAATGTTTATCATCGCCGATATTTTAGGAAAAGATATTGGCGAAATTTTTTCCGATTCAAGACCACGAAACGTGGTTATTTAAAACCTAAAAAAGCACCTGACGGAAATCAGGCGCATACTAAAATAATTAAAACCATTATATCACAAAAATGCTTGCCCGCATAGTTGAGAGGATGTAAAAAATGGAAGGTATAACATTACAATTACGATTGGACGGTGAAAGTGCTGAATTGTTCACGAATCAATTATTGGCCTTTGCTGAAAAACAGGTCAAGGAGCAGTTAGAGAATGATCGCATGCCAATCAATCAACAAGCTTTGATGAAGAAGTTTGGCTTTACTCATGGCTATATTAAGAAGTTAGAACGTAAAGGACTAAGATTTCGTAAGCAAGGGAAAGATATTATGTATGATGTCAATGATGTTTATGAAATTTTGGAATTAGAGAAAGAAGTACGAAAATTAAGAGCGTAAGGAGAACAAAATGACAGAACCAAATTTATCAAGCCAATTGCTTGGCTTGGTGGCTATCTTTATCGGGATCTTTATCCTGATGTTACTGACTGCTAAAAATGAAAAATCGGATGAACAAAATATAGTAGTCATCATTGAAAAAACAGAAGATTTCGGAGAAGTTGCCCGAAGAAACTTGAAAAACAGCGACAGGAGATTCACCTATGACACTCAGCCACCTGTCGGACTCGCTTCATCGATTGAGGACGTACCACAAGTTTTTAGAGCATGCATCGAAGATTATGACAGACTGGCTCAGGACTACCTGGAAGAAGCAGGTAACAATGATTTTCTAAGAAAGCAAAATGCAGGCCTCTTAGAAGAAAATGGGCGTTTGCTTTATCAGGAAATGACTATGAATTTCCGTCAGAATCCAAGAAAATGGAGGGCAAAGACATGAGTGTTAGTCGTGAAATGAGTGAGATGGAAATCCGTGTGTTAAACATGATCATGAATTGCGCGACTTTCGACCTGCCCATTCAAGCGAGTGAAATTCGTATCGAAACCGGACTTTCAAAACGTAAGTTAGAAGAAGTCATCGAGAGCTTACGTGTCAATTTTGGTCATCCTATCGTAGCTAAGAAGATGAAACCGAACGGATATTACTTGCCACGAAGTGAGGAGGAGCGACAAGCTGGGCTTGCGCCTTATCGTCGTCAAATCCTAACTGAGCAAAAGAATCTTGCTGCAGTGATGAATATTGACTTAAGAGAATATTGGGGGATGGTGTATGACTTTAAAAAATAAACGTTACTTTTGGATACAACTCACTCAGGATTTTTTTAAATCTAAAGAAATGAAATTGCTTCGTAAAATAGCTGGTGGTGATACCCATACTATTATCTATCTGAAAATGATGTTGATTAGTTTAGAAGATGGAGGTCGTATTTACTATGACGGTTTAGCTGATAATTTAGCCGAAGAACTATCTCTGGTTATCGATGAAAATATTGAAGATATTAAAATCACTTTGATTTTCTTGGAGAGTAAAGGTCTGTTGACTAAGAAGTCTGACAGAGATTATTTTTTGGAACAAGTTCCTGAAATGGTAGGTAGCGAAACTGCAAGTACCCGTAGATCTCGCAAGCATCGAGAGTTCCAAAAAGCGTTGCAATGCAACACAGATGCAACAAAACGCAACAGAGATATAGATAAAGAGATAGATATAGATAAAGAGATAGATATAGATAAAGATGAGAATCCTATTGAAATCATCGTAGAAGAATATCAATCTCGAATTGCTATGTTAGATGGAACTCAATTTGAAATACTAAAAGAATTTGTCACTCTAGATGGCATGGAAGCGAAAGTTGTCCTGAAAGCAATAGGTCTTGCTGCTGATAATGGCAAAAGAAATTTTAGCTACATCAAGGCTATCTTGACTAATTGGAAAAATGATGGAGTTTTGACAATTGCAGCGGTAGAAGAAAGAGAGAGAGCTTTTAAAGAAAGTAAAAATAAAGGCTCGAAAAATCAACCAAACAAAAAATCTAATGTTCCAGAATGGTCTAATCCAGATTATGTAAATACAACAAGTGAAGAAACCAAGGAAGAACTTGAACGACGTAAAAAGGAATTACTTAACCGACTAGAGAAAGGAGATAAATGATGTTTATCTTAAAGCATGGCGCAAAAGAAGACAAACCTTTCTTGAAATCTGTCGATGTGGCAGTTACTGGAATAGATATTTCTTTTTCTGATGAAAGAAAAGCAATGAAGTTTGCTTCTCGTGGAGCAGCAATACAAGTAGGAAGAGCGCTAAGAAGCTCTTTTGGAAACTTCTATCCAGTGGAGGTGAAGGGATGAAAGGAGGTATTGATTATCAAAAGAATGGTAGTCTGGGCACTTTTTGATAGTGGGAATGGTTCTTACTTCAAGGGTGCTAACTCTCTGAATAGTTCGGGGGGGGGCGAATATTGAAATCTATTCAATCGGAATGGATATAGAAAACAAGAACAATCATTTTACAAATCTGGACCTTGCTGATTACAAACGTTTATTTGGAGATAACACGCTCTTTAATGTGTTAGATAAATTACCAAAGCCTGACCTTGTAATAGCTAGTCCACCATGTGAAAGTTGGTCAAATGCTTCTGCAATGGAAAATGGGAATGCGTGTTGGAAACGCAATGATGTGTCTGATAGCTTGTTTGCTCCACAAGTAAGACCTTCACCGTTCACGATCAGGGCAAATCAGGATTACGAATTAGCCTATATAAATTATCAGTACGATAGGCAATTTTTAAAAAGGGTCAATGGCGAGCTAACAGCTTTCAACACAATAGAAATCATAAAAAGATATAGACCACAATTTTGGGTTATTGAGAATCCAGCAGCTGACAGACTGTGGCCTTACATTGAGGACATTATTGGATTCAGAATTCCATACAAAAACCTAGCTAGATACAATAATTATGATTATCCTTTACAAAAACGGACAATTTTTGGAAGCAATGTTGAACTTAATCTTAAGAATAAAATTATCAAGCAGGACATAGAGTGGAAGAACTTCTCAAAATCATACAACGAGAGATCTAATATACCTGAAAAATTGGTGTCAGAAATATTCAAAAAAATTTACAAGGAGTTTAGTAAAGATGATTGAACTCTATTTCATTTATAACGGTCACCGCAAGATACTCATTGGGAGTTTTGGGCACATACATAGCGCAATCAACGAATTAAAGAAACATCAAGCTAGTTACTCAGCAATCAGTCATCCACGATTTCAGAAAAGCATGAGTGGTGAGAACATCAGGATTGACTACGGAGCAGTTGACTGCTACTACTTGATTACGAATAAAACGGAGGAAAAGTAAGATGAATACAAAAATGAATTTGGAAGAAAAAGTACAACAATGGTTTGTTGACCGAAATTTACATGAAGCAAATCCTGTCAAACAGTTCTTGAAGTTGATGGAAGAGTCAGGAGAATTGTTTGAGGGTATCGCAAAGGATAAACCTGAATTAATTTATGATGCTCTTGGTGATATCCAGGTAGTAATGATTGGGCTTGAGCAACAGATCAAGAACGGGGCTCAGATTTCAGCCAATCAACAGGAACTTGAATTGTTGCTGATGGTTTCTAGTCTAGGTAATATCGCTCAGAAGTTATACGCTCATGTCTGTCACAATGAAACTCAAATTCCTTTAATCAAAGCTGATTTGATGTTTCTTGACAGTGTTGTTAGCACTGTTTCGTTTTTAAATGGAACTACTGCTGAGAATTGTTTAGAAGAAGCATACAACGTTATCAAAGACCGAAAAGGGAAGATGATCGATGGAGTGTTTGTCAAAGAGGAGGATTTGGCATGATACCAAAATTTAGAGCGTGGGATAAAGTGTTTAAAGAAATGGTGCAAGTTAATGCACTAGTCTTAGATGAACAAGTTGTTAAAGTGACTTACAAAAATGGCAATGTTGCAAAAGAGGATATGAAAGAATATGAGCTCATGCAATCAACAGGACTTTTTGACAGAAATGGAGAGGAAGTGTTCGTCGGTGACATCGTTAAATGTACAAGAGGATGTCACCATGAAGTATATTTAGAAAAAGAATACGGAGGAACATTCATAGGTGGAATGCCTGCTATATATCTAAAGGGCTTGCTAAGTGGGTATGCGTGGACTGAATACGAGGAAATCATCGGCAACATTTACGAAGATCCGGAACTTTTGGAGGTAGAGTGATGAATAAAAAAGAGTTGGTTAAAAAGTACAAAAGACTTGAAGGAGTATGGGATGCTCCAGGAGCAGAAACAGCCCGTCAAATTTTTCTACAAGACTTGGAACAACTAGACGAAACCGAAAAAGTCACAGTATCTGAAGAAGAAGCAAAATTCCTTAAAACGTTTGATTTTAATTGTGAAAGTGATGTCACAACAGCTTTATATCATGTTTCAAGAACTGGTTGGGGTTATTATTTAAAAGATAACAATGGCATAGAATTAAAATACTTGAGCGAAGGATTTAGGGAACTTGAAAACAGAAAAAGATTAATAAAAGCCATACTTGACGGCTATGAGGTCGAGAAAGAAAAGCGGTATTTAGTAAAAGCGAAAGGTGTTAATGAATATGGTTGCTATCTTAATAAAGGTTTATTATCCAAAGAATATTTTTGGGAATCAAAATCCGAAATCGGTGGGTGCAGAACCAAGCACACCCGTAAACAATTAGAAGATGACGACTTTGGCTGGGTGTTTGATTGCCCAGGTATTGAGATTGAGGAAGTATAAAAGGAATTAAACAATGATCAATAATGTTGTGTTAGTAGGTCGATTGACTCGTGACCCTGAGTTAAGATACACACCATCAAATGTGGCTGTTGCAACTTTCAGCTTGGCAGTTAATCGCAATTTTAAGAATCAGGCAGGTGATTATGAAGCTGATTTTATTAGCTGCATCATGTGGCGCCAGCAAGCTGAAAACTTTGCAAATTGGCTTAAAAAGGGTGCTCTTGTAGGGATTACAGGTCGCATTCAGACTCGTAGCTACGATAACCAACAAGGACAACGTGTCTATGTGACTGAAGTTGTAGCCGAAAGTTTTCAAATACTTGAAAAAAAGGATAATGCTGCAAACAATGCAAGTATGGAAAATCAAATTCCACCAAGTTTTGAAAAAACTAACCCTATGGATATATCTGATGATGATTTACCATTCTAGGAGTATTCGGATGAGTACAATTAATCAAGATATAATTAAGGGTTTAAAACGTTCAATCAAAGTAGCTGAAGAAAAGATTGAAGAACTGAAGAAACCAAGTCATAAATCAGTGGTGCACATGAGAGCTGCTGAACGCGATTTTTGGAAGAAGAAACTGAAAAGGTATCAAGAACAGTTGGAGGAGTTGAAAAATGAATAAAAAAGAATTGTTTGAAGCAGTTATTGAGTTACCAGTAGATTACAGTGGCTCTAGACCTAAGATTGATAAATTAACAACATTGGAATTGATAAAGTTACTAGACGAACCAGAGAAAGTCACAATCCCGCAGTTTGTGGCGGATTGGTATGAAAATAATAAAGATTATCTTGAATATAATTTTCAGGATTGGCTTAAACATCTTTCTGAATACAGGTTGAGCGAAAACGAACAATTTGGTAAATGGGTAAATGAACCAGAGAACAATCCCGCAGAAACCCTTATTAAGATGAAGCTTTTCGGCTACGAGAAAGAGAAGCGTTATCTAGTGAGGATTATTGGGATTACCAATTATAATAGTTACTTAAATTACCACAAGGGAGAAGATAAGTGGACTATTGAATCTCGTGTGGAGATTGATGCAATCAGAACTGAACACACCCGAAAAGAGTTAGAAGATGCCGGATTTGGTGAAGTGTTTAACAGTACATTGTTTGAAGTCGAGGAGGTGGAAGAATGATTCCAGAAAACCAATTTATTAGAGAGCTTATTGAAGATGAAGATATTATCTTTAACAAAGATAGCGAATATCACAAGCAGAAGAAAAAAGAAAAGAAAAATCCCATTTTTAAAAGAAATAAGTCCAAAAATAGATGGGCGCTTTAAGGAGGTGCAAGATGATACCAAGTATAGAAAAGAGGTGAACGATGCCTTTCTTTCCTGATATTAATGAATCAAAAACAAAAGAAAATGCCAAGAGAATTCTGAGAGGATATCTTAGATGGAGAAGAGTGGCCAATGACATAGATGGGCAGAAGGTAACAACTACATACTCATTTATGCCACGATCTCAATCATTCAGTAGAAATAGCCAGGTTGAAAAATTAGCGATTCGAAAAGTTGATGCAGAGCTTGAGCTAGATGCAATCGAACAAGCAGTAAGTGGATTACATGATCCACTCTATCGTAGAATCCTCTTCGAAAAATATCTTCAGTGGGACTGTAAGAAAGACGAAACAATCTCAATGGATTTGGCCATTTCAGAAAGCTCATATTACGATATCTTGGATAAGGCTTTAATGGCATTTGCTGAGCTTTATCGAAATGGTGAACAAATTGAAGTTTTGGAATAGAAATGGAGTTTTTTTGGAGTTTTTTTGGAGTTTTTTTGGAGTAAGTTCGGAGTAAATATACGATTTAATGTGCTAAAATTATATTATAAAATAATTGTAAAGGCAGGCACAACCTGCCTTTTCTTGTAGTTTGGAGGTGATACCATGAAGAAAGTAGAACCTATTCGTGAACTTGATGACATTGAGAGAATGAAAGATTTTTTAAAGTCAAAGAGTGAACGAAACTACGTTCTGATTATGTGTGGACTGTACTCTGGAATGCGCATCAGCGATATAATACCTCTTCAGGTCAAACAAGTAACAGGTGATAGAATAGAAGTTGTCGAGAAGAAGACCAGGAAAGCTAAGCGATTTGCAATCAATCCAGAACTAAGAAAGGCTTTAAATCACTACATCAAAGAGAATGACTTGCATGGTTATGATTATCTTTTTCCTAGCAAAAAGAAAGTTAGAACTGATGGAGTTAGAATTGCTCATATCGGTAGAGTAGCAGCATACCAAATCTTAAAACAAGCTGCTGAACATGTTGGTCTTAAAAATATAGGAACACATTCTATGAGAAAGTCATTTGGATATCATCACTATAGAAGATATCAAAATGTAGCAATTTTGATGGAATTATTCAACCATTCTTCACCAGATATCACATTGAAATATATAGGGATTAATCAAGATGAACTGGATGATTCGATGATGAAATTTAGATATTAATCACCTGTTTATTTAACACAATAAGAAAAAGTAAATTAGTGATAATAAAAATAGATGCAAGCACTTGCTAGAACTGATTTAGAAGAAGTTTGTTTTTATTTAACAGAATATAAGATATGTTAAATACAAAAGGGTGTTGAAGAGTTGAGATACTCCCTAATAAAAACATACCCCAGGGTATTAAAATACCTACCTTTTAACAAAAAAAGAAAGGCCCCATAATATGAATACCCCCCAAGAACGAGCAGACCGTAGTGGACCGCATCGAGTTGCCTTTGAAAAGAATAAGAAAATTATTCTTAAGACAAGAAATACTTGTGGGATTTGTGGAATACCAGTAGACAAGTCATTGAAGTATCCACATCCTTTATCACCAGTCATTGACCACATCATTCCAATTAATCGGAACGGTCATCCATCAGACATCAATAACCTACAGCTCGCACACTGGCAATGCAATAGGCAGAAGTCTGACAAGCTATATGCAGATAGCCGTTCGAATGATAGTAAGGTAGTAGGCAACCGTAACCTACCACAGTCCAGGGACTGGACCAAGTACAGAGCTTGATCAACAGAAAAAATAAATCATAAAAAAGTAAAAAAATAAATTTATTGTTTTTGGGAAAA